CACACAACTTGTACCGCCGTTTGCTTTTCTCGTACAACATCACATTGCGTTTGACACTCTGGTGTGCATACATGACCACGACCATGACAGATACAATCAATCTGCATTTGTAAAATTCCAGTGAGCGGCATAGATTCAAGTCGTTGTCGTAAAGTTGAATTTTCATCGACAACAATTTCAAGTGGGGGTGGTTCTTCATCCACAATTTCAACTACAGAATATGATTTCAATGATTCTGCATCTTGCTCGCTCATTTCTCGAATAACACTAGATAAGAGACGAGATGGTAAAAAGAAAGCTAATAGAAGTCGCACTACTTCTCGTATCAAAGTACTTTCGTTATAAATGAGTGCATTGACCTCCTTTTTAATTCGACGAAGGACGGGTTCAACTTGATGTAAAAATTTTCGAATATATTCAATTAACAAACTTTCAACATCATCCTTAGTATCTCCCACTTGAACTACTCCAATTTCTTCTGGAGTATAATATGGTTTAATTATCGACTTCATTTTTGGCATACGATCGGGATACATAATTGCTCGCACTTCTTCATATTCAAACAATTTAGTTGTATCTATTTCATAACCATTATTATTTAATTGATTACAATAATATCGGTATAAAGAAGCCATTTCTGTAAATTGTTTCTTTTCGTAATTGCCTAATTCCATTAAAGCTGAGTTAAAGCGAGCTAATTGATCAGTCATATTATCAGGATTTCCCATACACCAATATGGTATTTCTTTTATAACTTGTAAATCTAATTGACCGACCCATATTTTTAAATTATTATCAAAGACTGATCGTCGTTTTAAAAAGTCAGCTTCATCAAATGGCACCATTTTTAAATCTGGTGTAATTTCACGCTTATCAGCTCGTGTATATTCCATGCTATTTTTCCTGAAAACTTCTTTTATTACAACCATATTAAATTTTCCTTTAATTGACGGGTGAATTGCACCATCACGATCATCACCATAATATTCATAATCGGTAAGGTCGA